GAAGCTGTTATGTATAGCAAGCCTATGAAGCAGTTCTCTAAGTCACGAAGAAAGTTTAAAGATATTACAAAAAACTTCAAATAAAATCAAAAAAACAGTTGACATTTGTTCTTAAACCGAATATAATGGTACAGTAAATTGATAAAAGGATTGGTTATGAAAATTGAAAACGTTAAGGAAAAAATGGCAGCGATCGCTACAGCTCAAAGTGCAATTGCTTCAATCGAAAGCATCAAACCAAACGCGTTTGATCCTGCTGTAAAACGAACTCTTGCAGAGTTAAAATTAGATCTATTCGACATTTTAGATGCTCAAGATCCTATGAGTCAACCTGCAAATTTTTAAAAAAATCAGTTGACATTCGTTCTTAAACGATATATAATTATCTTATTAAATGAAAAACTAAGGAAACTATATTATGCATGAACTTGAAATGATAAATGGCGTAGCTCAAATGGCTTATCGCGAATCTAATGGCCTACCTTGGCATGGCCTTGGTACTCCGGTATCGGACGACATGACTCCACGAGAAATGCAAATTGCTGCAGGACTTGACTGGGAAGTTGAAAAGATCGATACTTTATTCCGTCACAAAGGTGACACACTTCCAACAGGTCAGCAAGCGTTGGTACGTTCTACCGATTCTAAAGTGTTGACACAAGTAGGCAAAGGCTGGAATCCAGTACAAAACTCTGAAGCTTTCGACTTCTTTACAGACTTCGTAAAAGCAGGCGACATGGTAATGGATACCGCTGGATCTCTTAAAGATGGACAAATTGTATGGGCATTGGCTGATGTTAAAGATGGCTTCTCATTGTTCAATGGTGATGAAGTGAAAGGTTATATGCTTTTCTCTAATCCACACCAGTACGGTAAAGCAATTGATGTAAAGTTTGTAATGGAACGAGTTGTTTGTAACAATACTTTGGCAGTAGCTCTTAGTGAGAAAAATCAGCCATCGATTCGAATCAATCACCGCTCTAAATTCAACGCCGACATCGTTAAAGAAGCACTTGGATTATCTCACAATAAAGTTGAGAAGTTCAAAGAAGCTGCTGAGTTCCTTGGTTCTAAGCAATACAAGGATCAACAAGCACTTGAACGCTTCATGGCTAAAGTCTTTGGTGAGTCTTCTCGTGAAGATAAGACGTTATCAAGAACTGCTGAGCAAGCGATGGCATATGTTGAGAACCAACCTGGTGATCACTTCCGTCCTGGCTCTTGGTGGAATGCATACAATGCAGTAACATACATGGCAGATCACAAACTATGTCGTTCAGCGGATACTCGTATGGCGTCAGCATGGTTCGGTGGCAACGCTAATCGTAAGGTTAAGGCATTGGACATTGCAATTGAAATGGCTGAAGCTGCTTAAATCCCCCTCTATTGGGAGCCTTCGGGCTCCCTTTTTTATGAAAGCATTAAAGCATGACAAAAGAACTAAATAAAGATGATCAGGAGCTAATTAAAGCTTGGTTAGATGCGGGTAACGAAGTTACTCAATGTAGACCATTTGCTAAGACTGATCCAGATAAGATAGAATTAAAACACAAAAATAAATCTGTTAAGGAGAAGTAATGAAGATTTTGATTTTTGGTTTGCCGGGTAGTGGGAAAACTACTTTGGCAAAGCCGCTGGCAGGACTGCTTGACGCAGTTCATATTAACGCCGATGAAGTTCGCAAAGAATACGACGATTGGGACTTTAGTCCTGAAGGCCGTATGAGACAAGCAAATCGTATGCGCTATTTAAGTGACGGTGCCGTTAAAGCAGGTAAGATTGTTGTTACCGATTTTGTCGCTCCTACCGAAGCAGCTCGAGAAGCTTTTGATCCAGACTTTACTGTTTGGATGGATACTATTGAAGAAGGTCGTTTTGAAGATACAAATAAAATGTTTGTACCACCAGAAAAAGTCGACTATCATGTATCTGAATGGTTTGAAGATACACCCTCAACTTTGATGCTAGTTGTAGCTGCTTGGATGAGGAATAACCCACAACTTGCTTTTACGTTGAGCGCTGAAAAATGACAGAATCAGTAAGTAAGATTCGGCATTTGACAAAAGCCATAACTTGGCGTATAATAGCTAGTATAACCACAGCAATTATTGCTTGGTATTTTGGCTTACCGCCTAAAGCAGTTGGCATGGTATTTCTAGCAGATCTCGTTATTAAATTTGTTTTGTACTACGGCCATGAAAGATTGTGGTATAAGTATATTAAAATCGGTTTAAATAGGAGATAAAATGATAGAAAAAGAGTTTTTTGATTATCAGAAGCCCACAGCTCAAATGCTCGGGCGTTGGCAACCTTGGCATGATGGCCATACCGCACTGTTTAAACGTGCCTTAGAAGTCACTGGACAAGTTGCTATAATGGTTCGAGACGTAGGTGGTATAGTTGACAAAGATGCCGGTGGCGGAAGAACCCAAACACAAAATGATAATCCGTTTGGCGAGATTCAAGTAGTTGAAGCAATCGAGAATGGATTACGAAAAGAAGGATATGAGAATGGATATGAATACATTATTATTTGCGTTCCTAATATTGTGGATATCAGCTACGGTCGTGGCGTCGGCTACACATTTACAGAGCACGATCTTGGGACAAGCATTCATGAAATTTCGGCAACGAAAATCAGGGCCCAACTTAGAGAAGATGGGAAACTATAACATTAAGATCCACGATGGCGATCAAGCTCATCATCGTAAGTACTCTGGCATGTATGAGGACTTGTGCCATTAATCAAGGAGACACATGAATAAGGATATTGAAAACGAATCTATTTTAGAAAAACTGGCTGAAATGCATCCAATCAGACAGGCAGCTTATGCCTCAATAGTACAATTTGTTGTACTTGCGTTTATGTTTGGTGCTATGGCTTTAATTAATTTAATCGCAAGTACAACCTAACAGGAGTTATATTATGAGTGACGAAACACTACCAACAATTATTACCGAAAAGAACAGAACACAAATTCAAAATGCTTTGAAGGAAATGTCTAACTCGATGGTAAGAATTGAAGCTGAAAAAGACCATATGAAAGCAATTGCCGAGAAGATCCTCGAAGATTGTTTGGTCCCAAAGAAAGATTTCAATAAATTAGCACGTATCTATCATGCTTCCAACTTAGCTCAAGAAGCAGCTAAAAGCGAAGAGTTTATGCAATTTGCAGAAGCAGTATTAGAGCCCGTAAAAGGAATCGAGCAGCAAGTAGATTAATAGTCTATAGGTGATAAATAGAAGGAGGGCTCTGCTCTCCTTTTTTATTCATGGAGCTCCGATGAAATCTCAATACGAATATCGCGTTCAATACGAACAGCAATACATCCAAGAAGAAAAGATTCCAGAACTATATACCGCTGAAGATCGGCATCATTATGCTATGTTCGTTAAAGGCAATGAGCATTTTGATAATGGTCGCACGTATGTGTATAAAGACGAGTTTGGAAATTACGTATCTTCTTTCGTAAGCCAGTATTCTGATATTATGGAAAAGAATCTCGAGCCAGGAGTTAAAGATGCTGTACTCGCTTTACAAGCAAAAGGGTATCTAACATTCACCAGTTGCCAAGGACATGCTGATTCTAAGCATCGATATATTGGTGTGGTATTCAACAATAAAGAACAAAAAGGTCAATTCATGCGGGAGATGAGAGACCTCAGATGTGATATTCATTGGTATGATAATACTATTAACACTGTTGAAAGACCTCTTAGAGAAGTGCCGTGGTGGTCCGAGGGTGGCATTACTTTACACATAGTTTACGATGATCACAATTACGACAATATGTCTCAAATGGAGAGACGAGAAAAGCCATATACAGATGAAGAACTAACTAAGTTCTGGAATATACAAACGTGTCGTAATTACAGGCATTACGAATGTATTGTATTCTCTTTTGGTTATCCTATGCTTGAAAAAAGCCTATGGGAAAGAATAAAGAAAGCTCTATTCTACAATCACTATAAAGTCACTAGCGCTTATAATGACTTCCTTAATAAAGTCCACAAGTTGACTGAATACCTAGCTTAACAAATCACACACATAAAAAAAGAGAGCTCTTTCGAACTCTCTAATCTTATTAATAATGGGGTGGTTTAACCCACCCTTCTTATTATATTTGCTTGCTAGCTTAGAATAAGTTAGCGATTGCAACTCTACGGTAGTAAACATTGCTGTTGACATCCAATGCACCAGAACCTTGAGCAGCTCCTTTAGCATATGGGTTAGATACCATACCGTAACGAGTCTTAAACCCGATTTTTGGTTGGAAGCTATTCTCACCAACTGCACGAACCATTTGTAATGGAACGTATGGGCAATAGAAGATACCAGCATCGAAAGATGAAGAACCTTTATAGCCTACAACTAGGTAGTTACTGCCAGCATATGGATCGATATAT